TCGCGGTCAACGCCGTGTTTGCCGTGGCTGCGTCGGTCACAAGTTGGGTCTGGTTGTCGTCGATCAACTGATCCACTTCTGCCATGTACGTGTCGAGGTTGCCCAGGAACAACGACACATGGGTGTTCTGCTCCGTTACCTGGGCATCGAATTGGACGTGGCTTCCGTCGAGCATGTTGCCCCACGCTATTATCACATCGTTGTAGCGAATCGCGTTGTAGTACGCAGCATCATTCCATGCAGATGTCCACTCGGTCAACAGTCCTTGGAGGATGATCCAGTTCTGCAGGGATTGGCGGGACATCGAGTAATACGGAACCTTGGGCGTCTTCGTGGTGTCGTAGGTAATCGCCGTGATCTGCCATCCCTGTGCGACTAACCAGCCAACTGCGTCTGTCGGAATATCTGTGATCGTCTGGAAGGTCCACCATCCCGCAGAGTAGGGATTGGCTTTGAGTGTCTGAAAAATCTCACCACGCCCGTTTTCACCTCGTAAATCAGGATTTACGGGAACTACTGTCGTTGTCATCTCCACCCTCCCGATAGCATGGCGGTCAGAGCGATGTGCTCGTAGGCCCAAGTTCCCTCAGATCGCAGCCACAGGCAGCACCACATCGCCCGCGTACGTGGGTAAGCCGTATGATTTCTTCCGGCGACAAATGTTCCGGACGCCTTCACGTAGTCCTCGTAAGTTCGCGTGCCGGCCAAATCGGATGTAATCGCCGTTTTTCCGTTGGCCGCCGCCTCTTCTGCCGTGTCTCCGGTGACAATCCGCCACGTAACATCGGCGCTGCCAGTGGCGATTGTGCCGTGCAGGTTCGCCACTCGTCCGTAGGCATTGGCGGTTCCCAGCCAAAACGGCCCCAGCAGGACGTGGGAATCGGTGGACGCAACGGTGTAGGGCCAGAATCCGTCGCGTGCCGTGTCGTAGAACCAGTCCTGCCCGGTGGTGGTGATGTAGACGCCCCGGTCGGGATGGTAGTAATCGAGAACGCAGGTTGCGTCAGAGACGCCAATCAAGTCTTCCGGCAACCGGTCCTCAGACACGGCCTTCAGTCCAGACCCATCGGCACCCACGGAGTACAGCCCCCGCGACGACATGAAATACACCGTGTCGTGAGCCACACACCACGCCGACGCACCGATGATGCCAACCTGATCCGAGACACGCCGCAAGGCCCCCGTCGCCGGGTCGCCAGCCAAGACCCATACCGTGCTGGCAGAGAATCCAAGCAGGAACGAGTCTTTGTGCGGGACGAGGGCAACTACGGTCGGCCCCTGTTCGTCGGCCGGTGCCAACTGAAAGATGATCGGCCGCTGGTTGTCCGACACATCGGAACTCATCGTTGTGTCGGAAGCGTTGCCTTGCCGGCTGGCCGTAATGACACGGCCGCTGAACGTCATGGCCCGGTCCCGGTAGACCGGGCTGGACTTCGCCACGGCGGCCCGACCGGTGAAAGAGCCGCCACGTAGACGCATCGTTAGGGAATCCTCCAGCCTTACGTTCATGGCCCACGGAGTCGGAAACGGCGACTGTGATGACGCACCGGTCGCGTAATTGCCGAACCGTCGGACAACGCTGTGCGCCGGAAACTGGATGTCAAGCGTTTTACGGGGCATGTAATTTTCCGCCATCCAGTTTATGAACTTCCCACCATTCTTCGTCGTAGTCGTACTTGTATTTTCGCAGTTTATTCCCCATCTTCTTTGCCATGTCAAACGCCTGCTGTAGCAAAGGTATCAAGGGATCGTTTGGATTGCGAGCTACGAGTTCTCGGTAGATACGTCGATGGATTTCGCAAATCGTTTGCTTGCTGTGCGGGTTCTCTTTGATGTTGGCCATGTCTATTTACGCGGCAGTCTTGAAGTGATGTTCTTGCTTTTTCTGCTTCTTCAAATCGTCGTCGTCCCAGTCAGGGATCGGCCAGAACCGCTCCAGCAGCCACGACAACGGATACTTCTGCTGCTCCCATCTGTTGTTAAGCCAGAGGCTTCTGGAATGCGCCCTTGCTGCCTCTTGCTCCTGCCCGCTCAGCGGATATGGGAACGTCGATTCCCCGTTGGCGGAAAAGTTGCCGGTTCGGAACAAGTGGGCGCACCAAGTGTTCGTGTTCGTGACCATCTTGCCGCCCGACAGCCACGCCTTGCAGGCCAGTTCCGTGCCGTATTGGCCCCAAGAGCCGTGTCCCTCATCCATCCCACCAAGGGCAAGGAATCGTTCGCGTTCCATCAGGAAAACACACCCGACGCAACTCATCGTCTCGATCACTTTGTTACGACGGACACGCTGCCTCACGTCCCTGCGACGTGCGTGTTCGTTCCAATACTGGAAGTGAAGTGTGTTGTCGAACCTCCACGATACAGTCGGCCCAACGGACCATCTCGGTTCCCAGATCAGCTTTTTGTAGAAGTCGTCTTGTCCGCACTCAGCGCACACCTTTGGCTTGCTCCCCTGGTACACCGAACCGCCGCAGTTGTTGCAGGCCCAATCGAACGCATGAAGACGGTACATCTTCGGGATCATGGTCCAGTCGGGCCGCATCGCCTGGATCATTTTCACGTCAAACCCATCGTCCATCCGGCAATGGGCGTCCAACTTCATGATGTACTTGGCGCGACTCATCTGAGCGCCGAGATTTGTTGCCGCCCGTTGGCCGATGGCGGTTGTCGTCTTGACGACCTTGACGCGCGGATGATCTTGGATTCCGCGATTCGGCGGCCAGACTTCATCCAAAATGCAAATCACTTCCGTATCGGCCTGAATTCGAGACAGCACGTCCTCCACGGTCTGCGCGTGCCATTCCTCATTTCTTCCTGGAATCACGACGGTTAAGTCGCGTGCGAAGCTGCCTGACATTCACGTTCCCTTTGCTTGTTCCAGTGGTAGTTTTTCGGGCTCTTTCGGCTCAACGTGTGAAACAGCCCGAACTTGTCTTGGTCAACGTCTCCGCACCAACGGCCCTGCGGAAACACGTACAGCGTCGGCCCCTCTACCGACCTGATTCTTTTTTGCTCGCTGTACGCTTTCCACGTCCTGAAGAATCCGCTGTCTTCTCCTTGCGGATACGGCTGGCCGATCAGGTCTTCGCGATACCCACCGAGTTGCCAGAACAACTTCCGTTTCATCGCGAAGCTGTTCTGATGCGACTCGATCCGATCCTTCCGTTCGAGCAGGCCCCAGGATTCGAGCGTGGCACGGTCGGTGAGCAACTTGCCGTCTTCGTCAAGCACGCCAAACCTTCTCTGAAAATGGATGCGGTCAGCACCGTGCTCCAGGACGAACTCTACCAGTTCGCGGGTGATGATGTGGTCCAAGTCGAACATGAGCAACTTGTCGCCACAGGCCAGCCTTGCCCCGGCGTTGCGGGCCAAGGCCCATGTCCAGGGCCGGAAGTCGTTGGTCGGGACGATCCTCACCGATCCCTGCCAGGGCCAGGACACAAGCCTTTCCAGCGGCGGATCACTGCCATCGTCCATGATGATGATCTCCGTATCTTCGTTCGGAATCCCGTTCTGATGCCAGAACAGCATCTGCCGCCGCAGAATTTCGTGACTGTTCAGCACTGGAACGATGATCGAAAGCTGCACAGCTACGCCTCCCAAAAGACGGTCGGGCTGTAGTCAGACGTGGCGTACCACGGAGCGATGGTATGGCAGTGCGTGTAGGCGTTCACTGCCAAGATGACATGCGGACCTTGGGCGGCCGTGTAGTCGTGGAGGCAAACAAATCCACCCTTGCGGACCTTGGGAACCCAGCGAACAAGGTCCATGATGACGGCATCGAAAAAGTGGTCCCCGTCGATGGACACGAAGTCCAGCGATCCGTCCTTGAAATCGTCCACGACTTCCATGCTCGCCTTGCGAACGATGGTGGCGTTGTATCCCGCAAGGTTCTTCAAGGCTTGCTGGTAAATCGCTTCTTGGGTTTCCGCCGACATTCTGGCGTTGTAGGGGCGGTACGGGTCGATGCACGTCAGATGCAACTGCGGATTGTGTTTGCACCAGATCGACGCCCAGTTGCCGAGATACGTCCCGACTTCCACGCCGACGCGAGCGTCCATGTCCCGCGCCATTTCTGCTAGCGAGAGAACGCCTGGAACTTCTCCGCGTTTGCGGCTGTTGCGGCGAATTACGGCAAGTGGATAGCTCCTGCCTCCAGGGCGCGCGCCCTTGAAGCGGAAACGTGTGTGTAGAGCCTTCCTGAAGTCCATGTTGCCTCCTTATCATTGAGTGCCGGTTGCGGTTGCCGACGCGGTGTCTGTTGACGTTCCGGTTCCAGAAGACGTGGACGTGCTGGTGCTGGTGGCAGAACCAGTTGACGTGCTTGTGCTTGTTGGCGTGGACGTTCCAGTCCCAGTCGAACTAGCAGTGGCCGTGCTCGTAGATGTCTTACTAGCA